CCTAGCCACAGACATCACCAGCGAACAAGCCGCCGAAATCGCATCCAGCCCCGAAGTCCTAGCCGCCATCACCGAACAACAAGCCGAACAACTATTTGAACAACTACAAGTAGACGAACTCACCGAAGAACAACTAGCCGAATTCACAGCCGCCATCCAAGAAGCCCCAACCAAAATCAAAAAAGCGTTTGAAAAAACCATCAACATTTTCGGGTCCGAATTTGAGAACTATGTGCCAACAGGTTCAAACATCCCTGTCAAAACACGCAGAACATTGGTAGCCGCAGGCGCACTAATCGCCGCAATCCCATCTACTAGAATGAGACGCTAATGAAACGCTTCATCACCTACATAATGGATAACACTTGGACATGGGTGGGTACAGGCATGGTTCTAATCACCCTCTCAGGTCCTACCTTAAGACAGGCGTTACTTCTAACAGGTATAGGTGTAGTGCTACACTCGTTGATATCCCTAACACAAAAGGACCCAGAATGAACTCCATGATTGCCAAAACCCTAGACCTAGTACAAAGACTCGTATCTTTGTTCATCGCATCAGCCCTACCTATCATCACAGGTGGCGCAATCCTCGGTGTCGACGTAATCAAGTCCGCTGGTGTCGCAGGCTTGACAGCCCTGTTCGGTGTTGTACAGAAACTTGCCGCCGCATCAGTTGACGGCGAACTCACGGCAGAAGAAATCTCGGCAGCGTTCGGAACCAAGACTAAGAAAAAATAGTGAAGTATCCTGTCGCTAAATTTGTTCTCCCAAAAGACTTAAAGGGAGTTGTAAACGGGCGTGTGCCATCTAAATTGTTGCGTAATATCGCCCCTTCGGGTCGCATGCACCATCTTGCCGCAACATCTTGGTCCATTCTTCAAGAACTGGGCGCACAAGAAGGTTTAGATTTAGTTCATGTTGGTGACTACCGCCCGTTCGAGCAACAACTTTCGCTGTTTCAATCACGCATGAAACCCTTTCCTGATGTTAAGAAAAGCACACAAGTTGTTCGTACGTTTAACGGGAAGAAATGGTATCTCCATAACGGTGCGCCTGTTGCTACACCTGGAACATCGAATCATGGGTGGGGTTTGGCTATTGATGCGGCGTTAAAACTTAAAGGCAAAAAGGGTGGCGTGGTGTCAATTACAACAAAACCTAAAGTTGCACGTCGCACAGGTTTGCAGTTTCTTCTTGATGTAGCCCCGTCGTTGGGTTGGTCGTGGGAGTTGCAGTCTGAGCCGTGGCATATCCGTTATGTTGCTGGCGATAAAGTGCCGCAGGCTGTTCTCGATTTCGAAGCGAAAGTTAAGCCCGCATAATGGATGGCGGTTGGGCGTTAATTCTTTCGGCTGTTGTCACAGCGGTCGGTGGGATTATTGTCACTCTTCTTGCAATGTTTCGTAAAGAGAATCGGGAAGACCATGCTGTTGTTGCTGGTATGTTGCAACACGTGTTCAGTAGTGTGAACAGGGTTGAGCATAAAGTTGATAAGGTTGCTGACGGTTTAGAAAGTCATCTTCAAGAACACAAGAGGTAGTGTGCCGACAGCATTCTGCAATAAATGTAACACACTTGTTACGCATCAGCCCAACAAAACAATCGGATGCCGTTGCGACCCTGACGCCCCGACGTGGATTGCCTATAAACCAGACGGAAAACTAATGGCTATGAGCCACGCAAATTACTCGGAAACAACCGACTAACAATTCGTCGACCTGCTATCTTGTCAAGTCCTATGACAAGAGAAACGCTATACAATATAAGGAAATTCTTAGTAAAAGCAAGGGTCTCCAGCCACACCGAAGAACAAGAATTCTTCGAAGCACTCAACGCTTTAGACCACCTAATCGACGCAACTAAACCCTCACCCCGCTACACCCAACAGGTAAACTGATGCTATGACCGAAGGGTACAAACATACGATGGTGCTACTGGTATGGCATGACGCCCATTCGGTATCAACAGGATGGATGCCGACAACAGACATCGAACCTGAACCAGCAGTCGTACATTCCGTTGGCTGGTTGTTGCCTGACGCTAAACCAAACCATATTGTTATCGCGCAATCTTATATTGAGGATTCCGCAGACCACATTCTTGCTATCCCTTTGAAGATGGTTGAGCAAATAAAAATTCTTTCTTAAAGGGTTGACAGCCACCCCAATCTGCTATACAGTATTACAAGTATCAATTACGAGAAGGGAAAACATGAACATCACGTTACAACGCATCACCAAACCCACACACGGGGAACAAGACTGGTTGAATCTCAGATTCTGGGATGACAAGAAACGTAAACGGGTATCCGCATCAGCGGTCGCCGCAATCTACGGGCTACACCCATTCGTACCAGCAGACAAATACGCCGCCGAACTATTAGGCGACGTACCACCATCACCGATACCACCGAACCCTGCAATGGAACGAGGGAACCGTCTGGAACCTTTCGTGTTGCAATGGGCTTGCGACAAAACAGGCATCCCATATATAACACCAGAGGAAATGTTCAGCGCAGAAACACCCGAAGGTGCACGCATGATAGCCACCCTCGACGGACTCTACGAGAACGGTGACGAACGCAAAGTGTTGGAAATCAAAACGATGAGCCGTGAATGGGGTGGCGAACTGCCAGACTATTGGCGCATCCAAGGCATCCAACAAGCCATCTGCGCTGACGTAGACCTCATCACATGGGCGATATTTGACTCAACGATGGTTCTCTACATCTATGAGCAGAAGATAACCGACCAAGAAAAACAGGAGCATTGTGACGCGGTAGCGAAATGGTTGACATCCATTGACCTTGGCATCACCCCAGATGGTGTGCATTGGTCATATGAAACGATTAGCACCCGATACCAGAAACCGACAGGCACAACAGTTGAACTGCCCCCAACAGCCGCCGAACTGGTAGAGCAATTGAAACACGTTAAGAAAGAATTGAAAGCATACCAAGAAATGGAAGACAGATTGAAAGCAGAACTGTGCGACATGATAGGCGCAAACGAATACGCCACCGTGAACGGCACAATCATCGCCACATGGAAAGGCAGAACATGGGCAAGCCTAGACATCAAAGCATTAAAAGCATTAGAACCAGCAATAGCAGAGAAATACAGTAAGAAAGTAACCAACAGAACACTTCTCTTGAAAGGGGAACGAGTATGAAATTAGAAGATATCCTCACCGAATACGCAGTACCAGACCCGTCAATCGTCGGGAAACTACCGAGAGGTGGCATCCAACTGGACTTCGTAGGTCACGCAGAAATCACACGCATCCTCATCGACATCGACCCGATGTGGTCATGGGAACCATGCGGATGGGTGAACGGCAGACCAGCCATCACAGAAGTGAACGGCATGGCAGTCATGTGGGCACACCTCACCATCCTCGGGAAATCAATCCTAGGTGTCGGCTCGGTACGCGCAGACAAACCAGACCTAGACAAAGAACTCATCGGCGATTTCCTACGCAACGCATCCATGCGCTTCGGTATCTGTCTGTCGCTCTGGTCTAAATCAGAATGGGATGACAAGTCAGCAGTAGCGGGGAAGCCACAAGCAGGCAAGGCTGTGGCTTCCACCGTGACTGACAACAACGCACCACTCACCAAAACACAGGTGAAACAGTTCGTTGATGCCTGCGAAAAAGCAGGGCTAGTACCTAACGCCGTCGCAGAAAAAGCAGGCTTGAACTGGGCTGGACAAATCCTACAAAAAGACCTATCAACATTGCGTAAAGCGTTCACAGAACTGAAAGGTGTAACCAATGGCTAACTATCGGACAGTAGACCCGACAGGTAAAACCCGTTCAACAGCGATAGTCGCTTTGCGTTTAACAGCAGACCAAATGGAAACAATCAAACAACTATGCAAGAAACGTGGTGTCAGCAGAAGCCTTCTGTTACGCCAACTGTTAGCAGAGGAGTCGGCTCGTGTCCAAGGAACGCGCTAAAGGAACCAGTTTCGAAACCTTCATAGTGAACTATCTCGCACAGTTCTACCCTCATGTGGAACGGCGAACGTTACACGGGATGAACGACAAAGGTGATATCGCTGGCACAGACCCGCGACTTGTTTGGGAATGCAAAAACCAGAAGGTTCTCAACTTCTCAACATGGTTACATGAAGCACAAGTTGAACGTGACAACGCTAACGCTGAACTTGGAATAGTTGTGGCTAAGCGTCGCAGTTACGGCAACCCAGCAGACCAGTATGCGGTCTTAAGACTTGAAGACTTGATAACTATTTTAAAGAAAGCAGGTTACTGATGGAAGACATAGCACGAGAACTGTACGAATGTTTAATGGAACGAATCTATTGCGGAGATAAGTTTGTGCAGAAACTTGGTGCGTCACCACGCGAACGTTCTGCTTTGGATGCGTTCTTGAATCGTGGCTACGAGTCGGTTAAAATTAATGACTGATATTAAACGCACCGAAGGTTATGTTCCTTCGCATGATATCAACCCGCATGACTTCACAAAAGATTTAGCGTTCGGTCATCAAGGCGAAGAAATAGTTAAACAGTTTCTTGCGGATTTGAGCGAAGGTTCATTCGAAGTGAAGTACGACAGGTTCCGCAACGGAAGAATTTTTGTAGAGTTCGAACAGAACCCACGAAAC